GTTTCTTTGGATTGCGATATATTTTCACTCGGAAAATTAAACCAATATCAAGATAGCAAATTAAAAGAATCGGATTTTTTATATTCATTAAAACCAAAACCAAACTTACTTCAAAGCTGGACACAATTTTTTTGGGACTATAAATTTTGGCTAAACGTGTATGGAACGGCATATCTTTACAACCCAAATAACTCAAAGAACATTGGAGCTTCGTCTTTACAATGGTTAAATCCTGCCAATATAACTTTTAACGATACGACAATTCGTAAGATTCAAAAGTTTATATTTTCAAATTTATCATATAATGATTTGCTTCAAGGAACTATCACTTATACTTTTGATAGTGGCGAAAGCAAAGACATTCAACTTAAAGAAATAGCCATATTTCAAGACCTTACCAATGCTGGTATTTCAAACCCATTAAAAGCTATTTCGAGAATAAACGCACTTTATAAAATAATTAACAATTCGGAATTGGCACTCGATGCAAAAGGGATTAATTTATTTTTGTCGGGACGTTTTATGGTTGCAGGAAAAGCCGACCCGTCAAAGACAGATTTTTCGAATATTCCAATGAGCGATGTTGAAAAGGAAACAATTGAACAAAAAGTACTTTCAAATAAAAATGTTCACGCGGTTAAGTCAATGATTGACATTAAGAGGTTTGTCGAAGATATGGGCAAGCTCAAAATTGACGAAAGTTTTTATTCTGATTTTTTTATGTTTGGATCTATGTTTAATATTCCACGTGACATTTTAGAAACTTCGCTTCGTGGTTCTACTTATGAGAACCAAGAGAAAGCAATGGCAAGGCTAATTGAATACTGCCAAATGCCGAAAGCTCAAAAATTAACAGATTGGTTTGAAAGTCAATTTGATTTGCAAGACGTTCGAATGAGCTGGTCTCATTTAATGTTTAACCAAGTATTTGAAAAAGAAAAAGCAGAAAAAGTAAAAATTCAAATAGAAAATATTACTTTAGCGGTTCAAACTGGAGCGGTTACTCAAGACGAAGCTAATAAAATCATAAAATTATGGGTACTAAATTAACACGTCAGGAAATTGAAAAAGAGTGCCAACGTAAGGAAGCATTGAAATTCAAAGCAGAAAAAGAAAAGGATTTGCGAAACGGTAAAGAGATAAAGAAATGACAAAAGAAGAAATTGAATTAAACATCGAACGTAAAAAGAGCGAAATTCAAAAGTCTTGCGAGAAAGGTATTGCCGTAAATTGTCGTGCTTTAAATTCTTTGAAGTTTTCAGAAGATGAAACAAAGGCTTTGAAAATTGATAATGACTTTTACTATATCGTTGTCAATACCACAAGAATTTTAGACAGCCACGAGGATTTGCATATTGATGGGATTTGGAAAAAATCAGTACAAGATATTCAAGGCAAAAACTATTTAGTTTCTGACCACGATTTGGAAATTGAAAGCGTAATTGTTCGAAAAGAACATATTGAAATATTAACGGCTAAACTATCGTTTCAATCTTTGGGCTATCCATACGAAGGAAACACCGAAGCATTGATTTACAAAGTCAAAAAAGACAAGGTAAAAGACAGTATAAAAGAATGGTTAGATAGTGGCGATAGTATTGAAGCATCGGTAAGGATGCAATACGTTCAGATTGCTTTTGCTATGGATAGCAATAACCCTGAAGATGCTGCATATAAAACCGTTTATGATTTGTATATTGACCAAATAGCCAATAAAGAAGATTTTGATTACATACCATATTTTTATGTAATAAAAGAAGCCAAAAATGTAAAAGAGTCTAGTCTTGTCGTGTTTGGAAGCAATCACGTTACAGGAGTAGCCAAAAATAAACCAGAGCCGACAATCGTCACTCCAGAAATACCCGAGCCGATAACCATCACTCAAACGAAAAAAAGACGAATATTAATTTAAACACAAAACAAAAATGTTTATTAAAAAATCACAAAAAGAAATTAGCGAAATGACCGACGAAGTAGCGGAAATTTACGCAAAAGGGTTGGAAGCTCATAATGTAGAAGTTCAAAAATTAGCCATTGAAAAAGCTATTGAACCGATCAACGAGACTTTGAAAAACACTTCAAAAGGTTTGGAGGATGCAAACGAAACTATCAAACAATTGCAAGAAAGTGCAAAAGCAGGGTTAAATGTAGATTCTTACGAGGTACAGTTAAAGAATTTCTTGACTGAAAACATCGACAAAATCAAAGACATACAAGCTGCGGGTAGTGGAGTTGTTGAGTTCACGATGAAAGCAGTTGCGGACATTGCGACAGCAAGCGGAACAAATACATCGCCACCAAACACGGTTGGTACTGATTTAGCACCGTTGCAAAACGTGAATTTACGTGAAATGCAAGTCTTGAATTTGACTACAAACATCAACACTTCGGCAGCCGCATTCCCTTATACGGAAGCAGTACCAAAAGACGGTGATTATGCTTTTGTAGCCGAAGGTGCTGCAAAACCTCAAATCGACTTCGCTTGGGAAACTAACTACGCGAAACCTGTAAAAGCAGCCGCTTGGATTAGATTAACAGACGAAGCAATTCAGGACGTTAAAGGATTAGAAAGTGTTGCGAAAGATTATCTTTTCAAGAAACACAATCTTTTCAAAGCAAAAGCTATTTTGTTTGGAACTGGTGTTGCACCACAACCAAAAGGAGCTACTGTTTACGGACGTGTGTTTTCTGCTGGTGATTTGGCTTTGTCGGTTTCAACGCCTAACTTTATGGACGTTGTGAATGCTACAATAACTGACATTGCAACAACTCACAATTATACAGATGAATTGGATTACAGAGCAAATTTGGTTTTAATTAATCCAAATGACTTTTTTATTCAGTTGGTTTCTGCAAAAGATACACAAGGACACCCTTTGTATCCGACTGCATCACTTTTTGACCAAGTAAATCTTGGTGGCGTTACCATAATGCCAGAGAGAGCTATTCCAGCAGGTAAAATTTTCGTTGCGGATATGGAAATGTATCACACAACCAACTATTTACCATACACGGTTAAAATTGGTTATATCAACGATGATTTTATTAAAAATCAATTCGTAATGTTGGGAGAGTCAAGATACCACGCATTTGTTAAGAAATTAGATGCACAAGCATTTATTTACGATGATATTGCTACAATCAAAACAGCAATTACAAAAGCACCGTAATGAAAGTTGTACTTACAAAAGATTGGGCTGGATATAAAAAGGGTCAAGAAATTGACCTTTCAGACAAATCAGTAATTGACAAAGGATTGGAACAAGGTATTTTTGAGAAACCTAAAACAACTAAATAAAAATGTACATTATAAACGACACATATTTTCAATCACCGAAATACGTAATACCTAATTTGGAGGAATCAGATAGCAAAGCATTTGCCGAGCTTGAAAGATTAATTGATAATACGTGTCGTTTGTTTTTACAAACAATTTTAACAGATGCCGAAATCGTTGATTTTGAAACTCATTTAGTTGCGGGAATGTTTCCGATAGTTACAACGGGTATTCCTGAAAAGTGGATTGATTTGGTAAACGGAAAAGATGATTGGAAGGGATTGATTCAAACAAATGGAACTGCTAAAACTTCATTATTAGTTGATTTAGTTTACTATAATTGGTTGGTCGAAAATGTAAGTTATATGACTGGCTTTGGAGACGCAAAAGCCAATCCGAAAGGAGCGGACAATGTTAATCCAACTCAAAGAATTGTAAATACTTGGAATGACTTTTTATTTTTGTATCAAGATTTTTCAACATCGAATTATCTATACAACGTTATCAACTCACAGGAAACATTTTCAAACAGCCAGTCACTAATTTCGTTTTTAAAACTGAACTTCGTAGAAAAGAATAGACCGATTTACGAATACAAAAATCAACTTGGATTATGATAGTCACCGAAACGCTGCTAAAAACAATCTTTGCACAGTTGCCAGATTATGTGGATAGCGCAGCAAGAAGTTTTCCTATTCGATTTGAATGGGGTGATCAATCTGATTTGATTTTGTTCCTTAAGACTATTGCAGGGAATAAATATCCTTTGGTTTGGTTGGTTAACGGTGAACAGACGGTAGATAGGTATTCGCGTTCCGTTTCAAGAAAATGCCACTTAATTTTGGCAAAAGATAGTAAGAATGTGAATAATCGAAATCCGACCGTTTGGAATACAGAATTTGAAAACGTTTTAAATCCATTATTGAACAAAGTTTTAAAAGCGTTAGAAGCAAGTGGAGCAACTACGATTATCGATACTTTTGTAGAAAGACGTGAGGCGAACTATACCGAAGAGGACTTGATGAAGGGAAGTGATTTTTGGAACGTTATCGTTTTAGACATTACCGTTAAATTTGAAGAAAGATGTATCAATACAATTAAATTCTAAGCTATGGCAGAAGAAAAAGTAATAAAAAAACAAAGTTTCAAAGTGATAAAACAATTCACTTTTGACAAACTTTACAATGTGGGGTCGATAATCGAACTCACGGACAAAAAAACAATTAATAATTTAATCTCTAATAATTTAATAAAATGACATTAGAAACACAAATAAACACAATTAACTGCGGAGCAAACGGGGTTCTTGGAACTGGTTTAGCTGGATGCAGAATTGACAGAAAAAGAGTGACCGCGTTGGGGCTAAGAGACAAAGGAGGTAAGTTTACTACCGCAATCGACAAATCTTCTTTAAGAGCGTTGCAAGTTGCTGATAAATTAACAATGCTTCAAGGAGTTGTATCTTTCACGGATGCAACGGCAGAAGACACCATCATAACCAGAGCAGGTTCTGGAATTAAGGTTGTTGCGGGTCAAAATCCTTACGAGTACGTTGTTGAGTTCGACAACGGTATTAATTTTCACAAAGCACTGACAGCTTTGTCAGGATTTGGAAATTATGACCTTGTTTTGTTCGATGTTGATAACACTATGTTTTTAACAACAACAAAAGCAAATGAGCCAAAAGGGTTTACTTTAGGAATGTTCCAAAATGGAAAATACACAGGCGCAAACGGTACAGATGCTGCAAATCAAACTATCACTCTTCAATTGATTGAAAGAGCTGAAATTGACGAGAGAATGAGTTGGATTACAACTGATAATTTAGACTTTTCTTATGGTGAATTGACTGGGGTTAACGAAGTTTTAGTAACGGTTGATCCAATTGTTACGGCTTCTACTACTATTGTATTAAGTGCTTTTTTGCTTGACAAAACACACCCTGTATTGGGATTGTTAGTTGGAGATTTTACGGTAACTAGAAATGGAGTTGCAGTAATCCCTAGTGCGATTGCTTACAATGCGACGACAAAAAAATACACTTTGACGGTAACGGCTAATACAACTGCCGATGTTATGACAGTTTCGGTAAAAGGAATTGTATTAACGCCTGCCGATGTGCTTTATAAATCAAATACTGCTACATTAGTAGTTACGGCTTCATAATTAGTTTTTTGGTTAGTTAGAAAATCCCGTTGCTTAATTGTAACGGGTTTTTTTGTATATTTGTCATTATGATAACAGTTCGCGACTACATAAATAAGTGCAAAACGGTAGCTTCTAAGATATTAGACGAGCAAGAGCGTATTGTGTTGAGCAACGAAACTAAAATCATAAGTTTAAACGTGAATGCGTTTCAAGATGGAATGGGAAGCGACGGCAAGAAATTGAAAAATACAAATAGTATTTTCAAAGGGGTTTACACTTTGGGAACGCAATTAATAAATCCAAATAAAAGAGCTGGCGATTTGTACACGTTCCAAGATTCAAATGTATTTATTAATAATCTTCAGATTCAATTTAAAAGTAATTTAACTAAATTTGATATATTTTCTACTGGTACAGGAACGGGAGACAAAAGCATTTTCTTTGCAGGTTATACAAACTTATTTGGACTGGATAAGAATAACAGCCACATCGTGAATTACGACATAATTTATCCCGAACTTATGAAATTTATAAAACAAACGTTATGAAAACAGAAACTATAAGATACTTTGATTCAATTGAAAATTTACCTCTTTACAACTTCGATAAATATCGAAATACAAAAGACTTGAATTGGTTTATCGATGGATTTGATGGTAGACAACCTAAAGTTAAAAATGAGCATTTGGAAGCCAT